GCCGCCGTCGCCGCCGCCGTGCCGCCCGCCGCGATGGGCAAGACATCACCAGACGGCAGCTCCTTGAGGCCGCCGGTGACCAGAACCAGGGGGCGCCGCTCGGCCATGGCTTAGGCGAGCACCACCGGAGGATGACCTTCAAAGTTGATGGCCGTCGCCGAGACGGCCACTCCCAGGCGCTGCACCACCTGCCCGGAGGTCGAAGGCGCGGTGCCGGTCGCCAGGCCTGCCGTAGCGGACAGGAAGACCACGCCGGGGGTCATGCCGGTGACGCCGGTATTGGTGCCCTCGAAGTAGACCGTGGCCGGGTTGGCGGCGGTGACGGCGGACAACACGAAGCCGTGCGCCTCTTTGCCGGACGTGCTGGCGTCGGCCTTGCGCACCTTGGCGCCCGTGCTGTTGTGGACGTTGACGAAATCTCCCGCCGCCAAATTTTCGCTGGCGGTGATGGCGGCGGTATCGGCGCCCAAGCCAACCGGCATCATGGTCGAGTCGATTCTGCCTGCGCCATCGAGCTTGACGATCTTGGCGGCGTCGCCCGCCCCGGCGGAACTAGCGGTGGCATTGAGCACGGCGGGGTCGATGATGCCGTTGCCATTCATCTTCACGACCTTATTGGCCGAACTGGAGGCCGATGCGTTGATGATGCTGTCATCTAGGATGCCGGAGTCGTTAAGGGCTGGCAGTTTTCCGGCGTCATCGGCCCCGCCGGAGGTCTTCATGGCGGCTTCTTCGGTAAGAAGACCGCTAACATTTTTGATGAACTTTTTGGAGGACGCAGTTCCAGAAGCCATGGTCAATCACCGTAGAGTTGCAGGTTTACATCGTCAGAATGGGCTCATGCGGGCAGACATAGAGCCGGGTCGTTGACAGGGCATAGCCAATGACGCGCAGCAGGCGTGCGTCTGGCGGCGGTTGTTGGGTGGGGACGCCGGCCAGGCCCAGATAGACGGGCGCGTCTGGCGTCCAGGACCAGCCGGACTCGTCGATCTCGCCCAGGTGCAGCACGGACTGGGACTCGCCCGCGCTGGCGGCATGGGTGGTGAGGCCGATCAGGGTGTGGGCGCTGGCCAGGTCATTGCAACTGGCGTAGGCCAGGGTGCCGTCGGCCTGGAACCGCACCAGGCGCTGGCCGCCAATGGCCTGGCTGGCGGGATAACTGACGATACGATCGCCCGACGGACCTGGCGGCCCGCGCCGGCCAATGGCGGTGAGGGCGAAGGCGGGCGCCGCCGCCATCAGGGTGAGGGGCCCCTGGCGCTGGATGAGCGTGATCATCGCGTCTCGTCGGCGATGACGTTGACGATCAGGGTCTCGGTGCTCTGCACCACGCCCGCCGGGTCGGTGTATTCGATGTCCATGCGCGCCGGTCCCAGGGGCCAGGCGGCGGTGAGGCTGGGCGGCGCGCCGAGGGTGAAACGGCCCGCGGCGGGGTCGGTCACGGCCGCCTGGAGCTCGGCCAGCAGGCCATGCTGGGGCGAGCGCACCTGGCTGCGGACGCGCCAGCCGGCCAGGGATTGGGCCGGGCCGCCGCTGGCTTGCAGGGCCTGGCAGTCGAGGATGAGGGTGTCGCCGCGCTTGAGATCGAGGGTAGGCGTCATCAGGCCACGGCCTCCCCCAGCTTGCGGGTCAACAGGGCCAGGATCTCGGCCTGATCGCGCGCGGGTAGATCGACCCGGCCATCCGGGCGGATGGGCAGGAAGGGCCGGGCGGGAATATCGCCCCAGGGGATTGGGAAGCCCTTTTTGGTGCCAGCGTACTTACGAAAGTCGCCCTCGGCGAACTGGCGCCAGCGGCTGACCTGGCTGTAGCGGCCATACTGGCCCTGCTTGGCCCCGAACTGATGGGTGGCAGCATAGACCAGGGCGGTGCCGACCTCGACGCTGTCGGCGGTGGCTTGGGCGTTGATGGAGTTGGCCAGAGTGCCTTTGTCGCGCAGGATGCTGACGCTGGCGGTAGGCCTTGGCCCCTGGCGGCGGCGGGCGAGGGTTACTTCGGAGAGCCGGTCCCAGGACCGGCCCCAGGGATCGCGCTCCTCCCGGAAGGCCAGCATGGTGCTGGCGACCAGGGTCTCGCCGATCTCTTGCATGACCGGGCGCAGGTCGCCCAGGCGCCGGGCGAGGGCTGCCAGCGCTTGGCCGATGCCCTCGTCCCGCAGCTCGACGCTGAAGCCGGCGCCGCTCATAGCTGATATTGCTCCAACCAGGCGGCGTCATAGACGCGCGCTGGCGCGCCGGTGGCGACGGCGCCGGCGCTGGCGATGGTCTGGCCGCTCTGATCGGTGCCGCCCGGCAGGCGCACCCGGCCGGCGGCCAGGGCCTTGAGCCAGTCGCGCACCGCCAGGCCGTCGCGGACGATGGGGTGGCCGGGGTCGAGGATGGGGCCGTCCTGGTGGGCGAGCATGCGCGCCAGGGTCAGGGCCTTCTCGGCCAGGATGGGGGCATCGAGGGCGCCCAGGGCGCCGGGAGGGCGCCAGGAGTCGATCTCCTGGCTGGCGGCGGCAAGGGCCTGGCCGAGGTGGGCGTCGGAGTGATGGCTGAACTCGTCATAGTCCGCTTCCCGGGCGTAGCGGGCGCGCAGTTCGGCGACGCTGGCGTAGGGCATCATCAGGACCCGGGCAAGGGTGGCGACTGCCGCCGCCAGGTCTCCCGCGGCAGGCGGCAGGCTGGCGACGGCCCCGTGGGCATGGCTTAGGACGACTTGCTGACCTTGACCACCGCCGCCGGGCGGGTGCAGAGGTTCAGCGGGTTGGACTGCGCCTCCAGCTTCATGCCCTTGCCCATTTCCAGGGCCTCGGACTTGGCGTAGTAGGGCAGGCCCAGGGTGTTGACCGTCTCGACGTAGTTGGCCGGGGCGAAGCGGGTCAGGAACAGGCCGGGCACGCCGGTGGGGAAGGCGTAGGCGTAGTCGTCGGTGACCTTGACCGCGCTGGTGCCGCGGTAGTACTCCCAGGTGATGCCCTGCCAGACGAAGGCCAGGCCGGGGTTGCCGCGCAAGCTGGCGGCCATCTGGGTGTTGAGATAGGTCTCCTTGGCGTCCTTGTCCTCCAGCAGGGCCTTCCAGAAGCCGGACGAGCACAGGCAGTGGATGCCGGTGAAGGGCACGCCGTCCAGGGCTTCCTCGATCTTCTCGATCACCACGAAGGCGTTTTCGCGCGCCTTGGAGCTGGAGGAGTTAGAGAAGCCCATGCCATGGGTGGACTGGCTGACGCCGAAGGCGGTGAACAGGCTGGCCGCGTCGCCGTTGGCGTCGTAGTAGGCGCCCATCAGGGCCGACAACCGATGCGACTCGATGGTGTAGTCGATGTTGCGGCGCATGGTCGCCAGGCGCTCGTTGATGCGGGTCTGGAGCACCTCGGCCATATTCTCGCTGCCGAAGGCGCGCACCCCCTGGACCTCGTCGGCCATGAGGGTGGCGGTTTGCGGGATGTGCGGGACGCGGAAGGAGCGGATGCGCCGGGCCTCGCCATGCACCGGTGAGCCGGGGGCGCCACGCGGCTTGATGTCCACCAGCGAGAGGACGCCGTCGCGCTCCTCGACGCCGACATCCAGGGTGTTGACACCGGCCTCCTCGAAGAGACCGAGCTCGCCCAGCCGCCCGGGGGCGTACTTGAGATTGTTGATCGCGGCCGTCAGGCTGGTGAGGCTGAAGGCGTTGGGGGTGAAGGGATCGACCATGGCCATGGGCTTAGCTCCTGACAATCACGCCAGCAGCCGCGAGCTGCCGGTAGGCTTCGGGTTTCTGGGCGGCGGTGACCGTGCTCTTCCAGGCCAGCTTGGTGGCGCTGACTTCGGCCTGGCGGACGATGACGACGGCATCCTGAGCGGCGCTGGCGGCGTTGCAGGCGTCCACGAGCAGGCCCCAGGCCTCCTGGGTGCCATCCACCGCGGCGGGGTCCCAGAGCTTGGCCTGGGGCGCGGCATAGCCGGCGACGATGACGTTGAAGTAGTTGCCGAGGATGAAGTCGGTGGCGTCGGTGAGGGTGAAGTTGATGTGGTCGCTGGCGAAGCTGGCGGCGGTGCCGTCGCCGGTGCCCATCAGGAAGCGCCCGCCGACCTGGCTGCCGTCCGGGGCGATGACATCAAAGTCGCCGCCATGGCTGACCGCGGCCTTGAGGGTGACGCGATAGCCGCCGAGCTGGGCGTTTTTACCCAGGGTGATGGCGGACATGGCGCCGTTGCCGGTACCGCCCTCGACGGCGGGGGTGCCGCCGGCGGTGACCACCACGTTAAAGCGGGCGGCGGTGGTGAAGTCTTGCGAGCTGTCGTTGAGCAGGAAGCTCAGGTGGCTGGTCTTGTAGGCGGTGCCGACGGTGGCGTTGGGCAGGGCGGTGCCATCGGGGGCGGTAACGCTGAAGATGCCCCCGTTGCTGGCCGCGGTGATGCAGGCCAGGGCATAGGTACCGACCTGAACATCCGGGCCGAAGGCCAGGTTGGTCAGGGTGCCATTGCCGGGGCTGGTGCCCGACACCGTGGGGATGGGCGCGGCGGCCAGGCGCTTGGTGACGCGGCCGAGCACGCTGCCGGGGACCAGGTTGCCGGCGCCACTGGCGACGACCACGGCCTCGCGGCTAAGGCTTCCGGGAGCCTCGGACAGCAGGAACTCCGCCGAACGGGCGGACTGGGTGAGAGCGGTCATCAGCAGGCCCTCCGGGCGGCGTAGATGTCAGCGGGGTTAAGGGAGAGACGGGCATCGGCCTTGCCATCGAGGGGGCCGCTGGCGGGACCCTGGACCTGCTCGCTGAAGAGATTGGCCGGGGCGGCCGGACGGCTGGCGCGCAGATCGGCGGCCAGGGCGGCGAAGGCCTCGTCGGACAGCGACAGGTAATGGGGCTTGCTGGCCTCGGGGCAGGGGCGGCCCAGCTCGGCGAAGAGGCTCAAGAGGGCCTGCTCGCGGGCGGCGGTTTTGGACGCAGCCAGGGTGGCCTCGGCATTCTCGGCGCGGGCGGTAAGCTCGCTGACCTGGGCGGTAAGGGCGGCGACCTGAGCGGTCAGGTCAGGATTGGGTTCGGCAGCGACAGTCATGGTGACCTCGGGAGTGACGAAGGAGGATGGGGTGGCCAGTGGCAAGATGCCCGGCTGGCTCAGCACCTGGGCATAGGTGCGATGGTCATAGCCGGTAGGGGTCAGCGACAGCTCGCGGATGCGGGTCTGGCGGAAGACGGTCAGCGGTCCGGTGAAGGAGCGGCCGTTGATGGCAACGGCGGTGCCCGGCTGCACTTCCTCGGTCAGGCCGGGCTCGGCATAGATGCTGAGTTGCCAGGGGAAGCCCTGATCGGCGGCATCCGCCACGTCGCGGCCCTTGCCGTAGTTAAGGAGCTTGCCGGCAGCCAGCAGGGCGCCACCCTGGACGGCCAGGGTGCAGACCCCGACCGGATCGTCGCGATCGTGATTCATCAGGCAGGGACAGGCGTCCGGCAGGATCAGGCTGTCCAGGTCAATGACCAGAGCGCCCCAGGCCCAATGGTTGCCGATCACCTCGCCGGAATAGGCCAGGCCGGCGAAGGTGCGTGGGCGAGAGGGACCAGACAGGCCGGAATCGTCCTGCCGATCGTCTTCCGGCGGCGGCGGGGCGAAGACCGGTGGCGCGGCCTCGAAGCGGAAGGCGGCGGGGTCGAGAGGGACTTGAGTGCTCATGCCGCCAGGGTCGCGCGCGGCGGGAGGGGGCGGTATTAACGGGGGTTAAAGGTTGCAACTAACCCTTAGTCAAGGTTGCAACCAACCATCAGCCAAGGCTGCAACCGCCAATAAGGCGATCTCGCCACAATGGTGAGCGCCAGGCGCAAAAAACCCCGCCTAAGCGGGGTGGTGGAGGGCCGAATGGCCTTGAGGTCAGCTACCGTTCGCCCTCATGCTCCAGGGCGGCGTCGAATTCCGCCGTGACACCGGCTCCAGTGGCGGCAGTGTAGTCCTGCAACCAGCGTAGCTCGCCGACGAGCTTCATGACTTCTAGCCCTGGGAGCTGGCGGGCGCAATTGAAACACTTGAGCGGCCCTTGATGGGCTGTGAGGGGGATAACCACGGCGCTGCCGCAGTGGCGGCAGGTGAGGCGCAAGGCACGGATGGCGGCGATGGGGAGGATGGTAGTTGACATGATGGCCTTGCTGCCTCAACGCGGCTGATGCCGCTTTTCCAAGAGATAGTTGCGCTTGTAGCCCGGCATGCCGAGAAAGGCCAGGTCGGTTGAGTGCTGAACGCGCTCTAGCATCTCGGCTTCACCAGGACGGCCAGCGGCTTCCCAAGCGGCGCGGTCTTCGATGGCACGCGGGAGAACCTCAAGAACAGCCGCGATTGCGGCTTCTGATAATCCATTGCGCCGTATCTCGTTAGCCATGTTTTCAGTTACGGAAAACTGCCTGTTGGGTTTTATTTTCCTCATGGCAACCTCTTCAAGAACGTGATATCCACCTTGAAAAAGCCCAATCCTGAATACTGATTTGCGTGGAACTAAGCGCTCGTTCTCGCTAGCTACGCTGAACCCAGAAAGATCCCTGGCGCTGGTTGTGAAAATGAGAATTTGCCAATCGCCAGGATACTGAGCGCCTTTCGTCGCCGTCAGAGAAGTGTAACCAAAGTATTGCACATCCTTGCCAGGACGATGAGCATCTTCCCAGCGGTATGCAAGCTCATCCTGCATAGCATTGAAAGGTCCGCGTACTGACATGCCGCGCCAGTAGGCCCCAGGGGCGGGGGGCATTTTTACCAGTGCCGCGTCCATGGCTCTGATCAGCCACAGGGCAAGCGCCGAGTCTTCTGGAACAACGTCGGCAATATCGGACATGGCCCGGGCGGTGGCGTTGACTAGATCGCCAAGAGGCCTGTCGGTATAGGCGCTAAGCGCCACTCCTTCAGCCGCGGTCAGCCCAAAGACCTCTCCGGCTGCGCGCGAAGCGGTGGCAAAGCGCTCCCAATCATCCTTACCAAGGCGCGCGCGTAACTCATCCTCCATGGACAGTGGATTGAGAGCGGCAAGCACGGCTTCAAGGGCTGGTCCACATAGATCTCCGTTCATGGGCGACGCGGCCAGCCTGCCATCGCCACATCGCGCCCGACGTTGCTCAATCGCCCTCCGCAACCCCTCCGTCGGCTCCGCGCACGGATCATAATCCCACCCCTGGTCAGGCTGCGCGCTGGCCCGCTCCCGCGCCAAGTCAGGGTTATCCGCCAGCCGCTTGGCGTCGGCGGCCTGGAAGCGCGAGGCCTGGGCCTCGGATAGGCTGATGCGCCGGCAGCGGCAATTAGATGTTATAATGCCATTTGCCGTCAATAAGCCATTTTCTGTCTCAAAGTCATACACATGGCCGCTAAACGCGAAATCCCTGATGCTGACCACTTGGTCAACCTTTACCTGTCCGGCGCTGCCATGCGCCAATTGCTTAAAAAGCGCAACATCAGTAGCTGCCTTTTCAACCGACTGCTCCGCGACCACGGGGTTAAACCGCGCTCGCTGCAAGATGCCGGCATAGTTCGTAGAGGCCGCCCTGTCGAAGTGTTGCGCTGGCGTCCTGACGACCCCGAAGCCTTGGTAGACCGCTACACCGGAGGCGAAAGTCTCAAAAAGATCAGTGACGACCTTAACATCAGTCGCCAGGCCATTGGCGATTGGCTGAAGCGCCAAGGTGTCGCTTTGCGTGGGCGTAGTCAGTCCGAGGCGCTGAAATGGGCAACCATTAAACAAGACCGCGGACTGGTGGAGCGTCAATGCCAGGCGGCTTGGGAAGCTACTCATCAGCGAGCTATTACGCATCTTGACGATGAGTTGGTGCAGCGGTTTCACGCGGAACAATCGACCAAGGAGATTGCGCAGGCGCTTGGCGTATCGCGACCTTTTGTCAAAAAGCGCTTGGTAGCCTTGGGACTGGTTCTGACAGAATTTGCCAAGGAACGCCGCGCCCATGGGGTGCAATGCTTCATCCCTCGCACCGACAGCCAAATGATCTCTCCCCTGGAACTTGATGTTTTGACGGAGTTGGCTGGCCTTGGCCGGCCAGGTATCCATCAATACGCCATCGGCACCAGCAACGTAGACATTGCTTTTGAGCGCGATCGCGTCGCCGTAGAGATCGAACGCCGCAGCGGGAATAGTTCCAAGTCGCTGCGCCGCGAGCGCCTCGAATACCTCTTCGGCGCAGGGTGGCGCCTCCTGGTGGTTTATCATCCCAGACGGTCCTGTCGCTTGCCGACTGGCGAGCGGACTGATGGCCCCTTCCATGCCAGGCAGGTAGCACAACAGATCATCTCCTTTCTTGATCTGATGAGCGCGGACCCACCCACGACTGGTCAATACGGGATGATTCGCGGTGACGGAAAACGTAACACCAGACGATGTATGAACCTCGACGACTTTTCCCGCGTATCTGGCTTTTAATCCTATCCGCATATTTCCTTTGACACGCGTTCCAGGAAGCACACACTGGTAGCCGTTGGGAGGCGTCCAGACTTCCCAGATGGGATCGTCATAGCGGGCGGTCATGCCATCCATGGCGGCATGGCTTGGTCTAGTCCTTGAGTCATTAACAGCATCTAGCATGAACCAGGGACGCGCATCCAGGGTGCGCTTCTGTTGCTCGCACCG